CCCCGTCTCGACTGACGATCTGGACATCGGCGCAGGCCGGTGTCGTTTCCCACGTTGCCATCATCATCCCCCTTGGTGAAGACTACGGTAAGGTCAGCGAGTGACGGGCCGGTCCAAGATGTCTCGGCTGGAGAGGGCTCGGGAGAAGAGACCGAAGTGGGGGGACGAACCGCCCGCCGCCTTCACTTCCACGATGATCGCGCCCCAACTAGCGGTGCCGCTGCCGCGAGCGGCCGTATACGACACATCATCGCTGTTATTTCTCCACGCACTCTGGATGCCGGCGGCCGGCAACGAATGGACCGCCTCGCCCAACTCGGTCCAACCCGCCTCTGGGTTCATTGCCACCGAACTACTTTGCCCCACGCCCGCCACTGGGACGTTGCCGGGCGCGATAGGCGCTGGAAGGGTCGCGGTTACGTTGATCGAGGCGTCAATCTGGGCCGTTTGGCTCTGCACGATAGCGCCGCTACCATTCGTGCCCGACGTATCCACGTCGCCGGTGGCCTGCACGATACTCCAACTGCATCCATTCTGCTCGACAGCCCCGAAGGCAATCGTCACGGCCCCCGCCGATGGTGCGGCACCCATGGCACGGAACACCGTGAGACGCCCCTCCGGGGCGGCGATTGTGTTGAACTGGACGGTCGTGATCGCGACCCACGTCAATCCGTTGCCGGAGAGTGTCGGTTGCGCTGAGCCCGTCAAGTCCGTCCCGTGGACGAACGCCAGGACGAGCGCGTTGGCGGTCGGTGTGATTGACGCCGTCACGTAGGACGTGGCGTCGGTCCCGCTCGCGGCGGTCACGAGGTTCGCGACGGTAATCGCCACTGACACTATCCCCCTTGGTACGGACTACTGACTGGTGGTGAAGCCGTAGGGCTGCATACTCGTGGTAATGACCATCGTCATCCACGAGGCGCGGCTGGACGAGTAGACCATCAAGAAGCCGGCGTTGTCGTTCCAGACGAGGGGCGTTCCGGCACCCACATACGCGGGTGCAGCGGCCCCCGCCAAGCTGCCCGTCGTGGCGATGACAGGGATGTAGACGAAGGACGAGCGACCCACGACGTTATCCGACGTGGTGATGACCTGATTGGTGATGCTCGCGGTGGACTGGACGCAGATGAAGCCGCCGGCAGCGGGGAGGGGTCCACCGCTCGCGCCGCCGTCAGCGATCTGACCGGCGAGGGCCGGGCCGCGCAGTCTGGTATACGCTTTGACGTTCGTGGTTACGAATCCGGGCAAACCTGGCATGTCAGTACCTCACTCGGAGGTCAGCCGCCGAGTTGTAAGGGTGATACCAGGCTTTTGCCCAGAGCCTGGCTGAACTGGAGGCGGCCCCGCAGGGCGGCCAATCTTACGCAGCTTCCCGATTACGAGTTGCCGCTGGTTCCGTACACACCCCGCCAGTCACTCCACCCCTTCCGCCACCGGGACCGAATCTTCACCTTCATGCTGCTCGTCTCGAAGTCCCAGTCATGCAGGACGTTGGGCTTCTCGCGCCAGTACGTCCGCACGTTGTGCTTCGAGGGTTCGCTGAGCAGGAAGAAGGCATTCTGGTCGGTGAGGTACGGAGTGGCGACCGCGACGAGGCCGTCATCCTTGAACGCATTGACAGCATTGTCGGCCGTGTCCGCGCGCAGCTCACTACCGAGCAGCTCCATCGCCAACCACTTCTGGTTGAAGGAGATGAACAGTACTTTCGGCCGCCAGTGGACGATCTTCCCGGCATCGTCCTTGGTGTTGGCGATGTCGTTGATGGCCGTGCGGAGCTGGGCCACCGAGAGGTCCCCATCCGTTGTCGGACGGTTCTGGTTGGTGCCGCCGCCCACCAGGGGGTGAGCGGTGGAGAACAGGGCCACGCCGTCGGGGGAGCCGGCGGTCGAGCTGAAGCCGTTGTTGAACAGGTTGGCATGATCCACGTCGTACGTGTAGTTCATGCTCGACCCGAGGGCCCGCGCCGCATCCGACACGACTTCCTCTTGCTCGTCGTCCATGGCTTCCTTGCTCGCCCGGAACGCCAGCTCGTAGGTGTCGGCCTGATACGTCACGTCGTAGCCCGCAGCCAGGTCATCGTAGGCGACCGGACTGTTCTCCGACTTGATCGGCACGGAGCCGAAACTCGCTACCGTGGTCGTCTTGACGAAGGGCTTGTTGCCCATGCTGCGCACCTTGAGGATGCGCTGGAACACGCCCGCCTCGATGGGCATCTCATCGAAGAGGACATCTTCGAGGAATGCCAACCGATTGAGGTACAGCGAAGGAAGCGTCGTCCGTAGAGTCGCCATAGTGTCTCCTGATCCTCCGGGTTAGCCAGTCGAGACCGGCACGACGGTCGCGCCAGCCAACTGGTGAGTGGAGGGCCGGAGCAGGTACTTGCGGACAACGGTGGACGCGCCCGCTGCGGCCCACGCCGCCGTGGACAGGCTGGTCTCTATCGGGTGGAGCCCGATGATCTTGAACACGCCCGTATTGGCCCCATGAGTTGACACGACCCCACTGAGCGCCATCACGGACTGGTGCGTCACGCTACTCGGGCCGGTGCTGCCGACGGCCCCGGTCGTGAGCACCGCATACGTATGCCCGACCCACTCGTTCTCCGTGGACGTGGAGGCATACATCGTGGACGCGGCCGCCACACCCGAGGTCGTGTCACAGCCGACGAAGATCTGGTCGGGATCGTCGTAGACGAGGATGAACTGAGACGAGTTGCTGTTGGGCTTGGCGCTCAGACTCCCGCCGCCGCCCACGAGGTAGCTAGCCGCGACCCCAGACATCAGGGACGCGAGGCCGCCCGTCGGGGCGACCTTCAGACTCCCGATGGACGTGAGGACGACCACATCCCCGATGTTGATGTCACCCGCTTCGGATGAGGAGACAGGGTAGGGGTTGACTTGTATCTCCCCCCCCAGGGACCTCGCGGGGATGAAACCGAAGTAGTTGTTCGTTGCGGGTTGCAACCAGGGCATTTACTTAGTCTCCACGCTGCCGCATCTCCCGACCATCTGCCTGTGTGAACCGTGGGTGCCGAGCGTCCTCCAGCGTCACCCGGCCGTACTTCCCGCTGGCGAACTCTTCCTTGAGAGTTTCCTGCCGGCGGACAGCGGACTGGGTGAGCTTCAACGTATCGTCTTGCTGCTCGCGCCGTCGGGCCTCGACCCAGGATCGGTACATCCACCCCAAGATGTCCCCCGTATGCCCCCCCCGGCGGATATTCCCATCCGGTGAGACCATCGTGGGCACCTTGACTTCGACCCTGGGGTCAGACTTCATGACCGGCTGCCAGTACCGCCACCCGAACTGATCCAGGAGCCGGGGATTGATCCACCGGAGGACCCAGTTGTCGGGGACGTTGACGAAGCGCCGGGCGTCTGACATCGTACTGTCGCCGCCATCAACTTCCCACGGCGGCGGGGGTTCGACGAACTCCACGGTGACACCTGAGTCACTCGCCCATGCGTTGGACGCGGACTGTGGCGTCGGATCGGTGATGCGTGCGTCAGAAGGGATCGTTCCTAGAACTTCTGCCTCCGGGTTCGGCTCGAAACTCTTTCCACTGCCAAGTGTCGGCGTTCCCCGGGGACTCATTTGTCGAACTCCTCCATCTCTGCGATGACCGACGGGTACCCACCCACAGCACCCAAGTTGGACTGCCCAGACTCCTGGCGCTTGAGGAACCGCGCCTTCGCAGCCTTCGGGTCCTTGACCCCCATCCGCTCCGCGAGGTTGGCCTCGTCGCGGGTGAGGCGTGGAGCCTGCGCTGCCTGCGATCCCTGCCGCACCGTTGAGCCCGTCACGCCGCTTTGCGCCCGTGCGGACGCTTGCGACCGAGAGCCCTCCCGTGCCTGCGCGCCTTGACTGTAGATGTCACTGACAAGATCCGGCCGGTCAGCGATGGCCGTCTTGGTCGCTTCGAGCAGCGTGCCCTCGCCAGCCGGGTACCCCGCTCGGAGGAGCAGGGCATAGGCTTGCTGGGCCGTCTGCGCGAGCGGATGGGACGAGTCGCGGAGCACAGGGTACTTGTTGACAAGGACAGTCAACTGCTGGGTCACCAGGTTGGACCGGGACTGCTGGGTCGTAACCTGGGCTACCTCACGGCGGGCGATCCGCCGCTGGTAGGTCTCAAACGCCTGTCGGTCTCCCTGCTGCGCCGCCGCCCACAAGTCGTCGTCAGACGGCTCGGTACGCGACTGAGCAGCGGGAGTGGCGGCCTGCTGACGCTGGGCGCCAGAGGCACCAATCCATGCGAGGATGGCATCCAACTGCTTCGACCGTTCCTGGTCACGCCGCTGAAGTTCGCGGAACATGTTCAGGTCTGGACGGTCGGCAGTGGGCGAGTCTGCTGTGACGCCCTGGTTGGCGGTGGGTGGGTCCGCC